GGCCGCCGCAGGCGGGGTCAAGAACAGGCTGATACGCGCTCATTTCGTATCCTTCCCCTTGTACTCGTCCACGAGTTCTTTCCACTGCCTGCTTGCGAGTGCGGCGTGGCTGAACCAGCTGGTAGAGATATGTCCACGTGGACATTGGAGCCGGTAGACTGTGAGTGTTGTCCTTACTTTGCGGCTCTCGTGGTATTTTTCCGTTTGCGATGCCTTGATTACTGGTAGTCTGCCGCACATTGGACACCCATATTCGTTGCGTCTGCGTTTGAACCACATAACTATTCCTTCGCGTCCTCGCTTTGATTGGGTACCTCGGAAGGCATGGTGCCGGAATAGCCGAGCATGTGACGGCAGTAATTGATTACATGCTCGTAAGCCGTCGTCATTCCGTCGTAAAAGTCGTACACTTCTTCGTCTGGATTATCAGAAGCGTTATTAGCTGCATCCCACTCTTTTTGCAGAAAGTCGATGACCTCATGCAGTGTCTTGTCTTTCTCAGTCACGTTCGTCGCCATTGTTATTCCTTACTGCTCTTATCGTTCTTATCGTCATGGTCGAAGATGCATACGAACACGCCTAATAGCGTGAGTACGCAGAGTATCGCTATCACTCCCAAGGTGATGACGATGAACACGCTTGAAATATTCCAGCAAACATCATCCAGACTCATGTTGTCTTCTCCTCGCAGTCCAAGCATTTGAGCATTCTCACAGCCTCACCGCGAGTGGCCCAGCCGGACGTGAACAGTCGATTGGATTCTTCATCGGTCCTATCCGCGAAGCCGCCGCCATGCGCCCTGCTCCATGCGTCGCCATCATTCGTTTCCGGAAACCACCTGTTCACAGTGGTTTGCCGCCCGGTATCGAGGTTCGTGGACACGATCACCTCTTCGCGGTGGACATATCCGATGCAATAACCGCAATGGGCGCAGTAGACCTCTGCATAACCGGGTTTAATGAAGCCGAGTCTCACGCACATCATTCATCCTTCTTCTGCTCGCAGAATTGTCTTATCGCACTCTCGGCGTCGTAATAGCGTGCGACAGCGCGTATCCACGAGTTGAACGCATCTTCGGCAGTCTGACAGACCTCGCCTTGAAGACACTTCAATACGCACTCGTACCGGTAGACGGTATGACGTGGATTGTGATATGTGCATTTGCCGCTAACTATCATTGGCGCGTCACCGCAGTAAGGGCATCGAAGATAACTCTTGGGCTGGGGCTTCTTCTTACGCCCGAACATCACTCACGGCCTCCCCACATTCCTTCTTCGTTGGTTCCATAGTTTTTGCATTGGAAGATTCGAGCCAATTCCTCAGCGTCGTAAAGCGCCTGTTCCAACGCTTGTTTCCGTGAGACGGTCTTGGATACTGGGTATTCGCGTGTCGCACGAAACAGCCAAGTGTTCTCGATCACGTCCCAATGCCATAAGACCAGCTCATATCCATAGAATGTCTCATCCGGCATGGTGTAGCTATGACGGATGCTGACCGCGTATTGGTCGCTCATGCGCTCACCTCCTTGAGTATGTTCAATGCCTTCACGCCATCAACCACATGCTTTCCGCCTGCGTTCACGCTGATGATGACCGGCTGGTACACGCCTTCAACCATCAATGATTCGCAGATTCCTTCCGTCGCGCCTCGTAATTCCTTGCGGAGTTTCGAAGGCACGTATCTCAGATACCCGTCGATGATCATGCCTTCGTTGAGTTGGATTATCGCCCTATGCCCGTCGAGCATGCTCATGGGCAGCGACCGCCAGTCGGATAGGCTTTCATGCACGTTCATGGTCGAACACCCCGTTTTCCAATCGTGCGAGCAGGTCTTTGGCGAAATTGATTCCAGTCCCGCAGACGGCATTCTCGATGTCTTTCGTATGCTTGTCGGAAGATGGGTTGTCCCGCACTGTTTCACACTCATGAATGAGCGTGTGCAAAAAGTTGGTGAGGTTGGTCAACCGACGCTCCGCACGAGATGTATCGTTAAGATTCACTGGTATCAGCGGGAAAGCGTCAGCATCGAACGTGCGTTTGACCACACTCCAGTCCATCGTTTCCAAATCCCCGTCAGCGAACAATTGCGCATCACAGTCGATATTGTGGATGTGCCAAGCGTCACCGTCATAGCTCAACAGGTCTTCACCATCCCGAGTCACATACCAGCCCGGTTCGGTGGGCATGTCATCAGACGAATGCGCCTGATCGTACATGGTTTTCACCTGCTTGTAGATGTCATCCAGTTCCATCCCGTCGAACTCCACAGTCAGACAAGTGCCAGCCTTGTCAGTAAACAGGTAAGGCATTGTTTTGAAATCAATGCTTCTCAACATTTCACTCTCCTTCCTTGAATGATGCTTCCAACGTGTCAGCGAACACTTGCAATGCGTGCCTTACCTTCTCGTTGAAATCTTCCGGCATAACGGCTTCGACCGACATTGATCGCTGGTCCGTGAGAACGTTGTCGGACTTCGCGTAAACTGGAACATCCACGACAGCAGTCGCAAAATCTTCCCTTGGATAATCGAACGCGCTCACGGTGAACGTCAACTTGTTCGTGCCGACTCGCACTTTTCCGCTCATTACCGTCTCCTTGGCTCGAAGGTTTTAATAATCCGCTGCGGAGTCTCATAGGCTGCACGCACCTCGTACGGCCTGTGGTGGGAGTCCGCGCGCTCCTGTGCCGCATCCGATGCCTCTTGGAGCGTCTTGTACACTCGGCATGTATGCAGTCTCATATCACCCTTCGGCCAGACGATGTAGCCGGTCCAGATGCTTGTGCCCAACGCGCCAATGCCGTTCATTGGTATTTCTCCACGGTGTTGCAGCCGATGTATTCGCCGTTATGCTTCAGACAGGCCCATGTCACGTCACCGGTCTTGACCGTTTCCATTTGGAAACCCGTATTGGCCTTCTCGCCGACATTAGGTGCCATTCCAAAGCTGAACGAAGTCAAGACAATCGTGATGCAGATAATCGCCGCGAGAGCCACACGCGTCTTATCCATCATTCACCGTCCTTTTCGATGGCGGCGCCCATTGCTTCCCGATACTTCTTCGTCCGTTGGAACCGGTCGGCGAGCATGTTCGCGGCCTTGTCGATGATCTCGTCCTTGCGTTCTTCGAGGAAGCTTCGCAAAGCGTCCTCCATCAAGGTCTTCCACATGTTTTCCCGCGAATACGCGTTGGTGTGCGCGAAAACACTATCCACGGCGTTTTTGGCGAGCTTGTCGAGCACGTCCCCGTAGGCGTGTTCCTCGATACGGTTCTGGATGGTCTTGTCGTCAATGTTGATGGCGAACTGCACGATATGTTCCATGATTACTTTCCTTCCTTTTCGATTTCATTGATCTTGTCGGTGAGGGCTTCGAGCACGTCCACGCGGTCTCCCCACTTGAGGTTCCGCCAGAACTGTTCGAGATCAGCCCAGTTCTCGGCCTGTAGGATGCCAAGAAGCCTGATTGCCTGAGCTTCGAGAATGTCGGCGTTCCGTTTGCAGCACGCGGCGAAGAACGGCACATTATGCGTGATTGCGTCATTGATGAACCAGAGCGCCTTCTTGAGGTCTTCGACACCGTTCTTGTGCTGCCAGCGGAAGCAATACTGCACGGCTTGGCCCCAGTCGGAACTAAGTAGTCTGGATAGTTCGATGCATTCGAACGGGCCGTCCTTATAGTGGCTTGGATTTATGTTGTCAGTCATTTAGCACCATCCTTGCCTTCTCGAATGCCTGGTTCACGATTTCCATGTGCAGTCGTTCGCCTTCCTTGGTTGTCTCGAACCGGTCGTTCACTTGACGGATGAGCTTCTTGCGGAGCAGTGCCCTGCCGGTCTGGTTATCGACGGCCTGGTATTGGCCTTGCATGTTGCTCACGTCAGTGAGCATTTCCTGCTGTTTCGGGCTGAGTGTCTGCATCATCGGCTCCTTTCGCAGATGGTTTCCAATGTCGGGTGGTATTCGTATGTGAGTGGATGCGAGTAGTAGTCGTTCCAGTACTTGTTGAAGTTTCGGTTGATGCCACGTTGGACGATGTTTGACCGTCGTGTTGGCTCTTCCTTGTCTAATCGTTTGATCGCGTCGGCGGTCTCGATGCCTTGCTTGGTTGGCTTGTAGGTGCCGTCCGCGAGGGGGATGATGAGATTCCTGTCGATGAGGGAACCCAACGTGGCCAACGGTTTCGCATAGGCCGCGGATGATGGCATTCGATGCGTTTCGACGATGTGGACAAGCATTGACGCTTGTGTGTTTCGTAATCGTTGTCCGTGGATGGTGTAGACGTTTCGTTTCATGGCTGGTTC